AAAAAAATTTCTGAGGTAAAAAAATGGATGCTAAGACCCGTGTAGAGAGACAGGAGACTCGTGTATGGGCAATTGAGCAACTGATAAGGTCAGAGGCATTTCTAGACCCTCGTATGTACGAGTGTGCAGACTATTATCCATCATCTTATGCCTCTCAGGTTGTAGAAGATCTATATACACTATGGGTTGAGTGGAAAGAAGATAATCCCACAGATAATCCCCAAGTAATAAATCGTATGTAATAGAGTTATGTCCCAGAGATTCACAACAATTTTAGAAGAGGATGATTTAGGAGATTTAATATTAGTAATACCTTATGAGGTATGTGAGGAGATGGGGTGGGATGTTGGTACAGAATTAGAGTATGAATTAGAAGACCAATCATTTATTTTAAAAAAGCATGACGAATCCGAAAATTGATCGCTGGGCAGATAATGCCGAAGCACACGAGATTATTAATGAATGTTTAATATCATTAGCAGAGCGATTAAAGAAACTAGAAGAGTATGTGGTACAGATTCCAACACCCGAAAAGATTTTATATAAACCGAAGGGTGAGGAAGAGTATCTAAATTTAAAAGAAAATTATGATTTAATCTATAAAAGTATAGAGGAATTAAGGAATGGGATGCAAGACTAATTATTCTTCAGGGGAAAGCAGTCCATGTTTTAGAACAAATCATTGTTCGGTGAATGTACCATTACCTGTAAATCAAGCAACCACTGTAGAGTTTCGTGAGTATCCACTTTCAGAGATTCGTAATAGTAGTATCAACTATCAGATTGATAAGAGAGATAGTGTTGCGATTATGCACCCAAGTATTGCATTACCAGCAGTATCTGGTGGCGGTTTACCTCCTGCTAGTGGTGCAACCTGTGGAAAAGTGTTTAGAGCAGCAACTTGTATCAATATTAGTCAATGGGTCTATGATTATGTACCTAATGAGTTATCGTTTGACTTAGGATTTAGTGATCGATATTTTTCGTATCTATATGACACATCAGATAATGCTGGTCATGTTGGTATTGCTTGTTATTACTTAGAGACTAGAAATAGTACAAATACCACTGCTAGTACTCCTGCAAGTGGTACAGAGGGGCAACCTGATTATGTTGCTGGCACTCCTGGTGTATCAACTACAACTTCATCGACTATTTGTAAACCTTGTACAGCATTTACATGTGCTACAAGTAAGACTACTATATCCTATTCTGGCACAGAAAATGTAACGGGCGACCCCGACGCGCCGCATCCCACATTATTTGCAATTGGTACAGATTCAGATAAAGTTGTAGTATCATATGATTCGTTAAGTACCACAATACCAAATGGTGTTACTGATATGGAGTTTTCATATGATGGTGTAACTTATACTGATGTATGGGATCAGACAACACAAGCAGGTCTTGTATACGATTCACCTCAAAATCCATTTGTAACTGGTCAAAATCAATTAACTGACTTTGAAATTTATGACTTAGATGTTGGTCTTGCGACAGGATTCCGAATTAAAGTTGCTATTACATCAATTGCAGATGACACTGCAGAACCTGGACCCACCTTTTCTGGTGTTAGATGGCAGATTACAGAACTCATGGACCCTGGAGCAGATTATGCAGTAGGTACAGTAATTCCTTTGACGTATGCATATACCAAACCAGACAATACCGTTGTTAATTTAACAATGAATTTAAAGATTACTGGAGTTGGTCCTACTACATCAGTATTATCTCAGGCAGGATTTAATATTCTAAGAGTAGGTGATACTCTTAATGGACATACAGTAACTCGTGCTTTTCATACTGATATTGATAATTTTCCATATCATGTCATTTATTTGAATGGTAGTGGTAGTAATTTTGTTAAAGATACGCAATATACATCTGATAGGAATCATGTAGTTACTGCACACGCAGGATTTGGCATTATAGACAGAGGAATACTAGTTGGAAAGTATGAATTTTCTGATAAATCTATACAATATAGCACTGTAGATGTTGATAAAAATGCACCAGATGTGTTTAATACTCTTAAACAACCAGATGTTACTCTATCAGTATCAAATGGACGAGTAACAGGTGCCACAATCGTCTCTGGAGGTGCTGGATGGAAAGATGGTGCTACTCTTTCGGTAAGTTCTCCGCAAGATGCTTTTAAATTTGAGCTAGATGATGACGGTCGTGTGGAATCCGTAGTAACAAACCCCAAAAACGAGTCTAATATTGCTAAATTAGAAGGAACTTTTACTAATGGAGTGCTAACTGCGGTAACTGTAGTCGATGGCGGTAAAGGATATAACACAGTATTGACAAATGTGGACGAAGATGGTAATGAATACACCGAAGAAAATCTACCTACCGTGTTTGTGAGTGATATTGTAAATTATAAGACAAGTACTGCTCCAAATGCAGCATATGAACCCGAAAAAGCGGACGATTATATGGATACATTGGGTAAATTTCCTCAAGATATCTCTCCAGAACTAGAAAATCAAATTTTTAGCGGATTTGACCAGGATCCTAAGTATATTGATAATATTCCTGCATCAAATATCAATCAAAAACGCGATCCTGAGCGATTAAAAATCGATAAACAACCGCAGAGACTATATTCTGCGGCATCTGTCGATGAATATAGGGAAACTTATGAGTTAAAAGGTGATTTAACAGAGGATATTCTCGCTCCTGACTTTGATAGTAGTATTAAAGATGCTGTCTTAAAGGGTTATAATGATGAAGTTAATGCAAGAAAGGAACATTCTGATGCATTGGTGCAAGAAGTAATCCCTGAGTCTACAATTGGTAATGAAGCATTGATTGAAACAGTTCAAGGTACATTTAACGATATTCCAGTTGCATCAACGTATACTAAATATTTTATGAAACAATATCGTCCAGATCCAACTTCGGAGGTTACACTGAAAGTTACTCTTGGTTGTGAAGTTGCTCAAGCAGGATGTGGACATGTTCCATGCTCTCCTGTACCATCTGTAGGGAGCACTACAAATAATCCTGATGGTTCTACGGATGTGGTCACATTTACTCCACAAGTAGGACCTTTGGGGGGTGGTTGTAGAAACTGGAGTGCAACTGGAAACTTACCTATTTTGCATGATATGACTTCATCTGGCAATACTTTTCGTGAAGCATGTGATGCTTTTGGAAATCCTTACGCTACTTAACTACTATGGCATTTGCAGCATTGTATATGGGGTCATGTTCTGGACATGGAGCAGGTGCAGGAGGATCTTGGATGCCTGGACCTGGAGGAGGAGCTACTACACCCTGTTCTCCTGGAAATCTACCTAGTATTACACATTTGCCAGGTCCAGTTCATGATGCTATGGCTACTTGGTTACCAACACCTTTACTTCCATTAACCCCATTGGGAGCAGCCCGAAATGTCTTTATTAATGGTATAATACCTATTGTAGACCAAGATCTACTGACACCCCACCCAACACTATCAGTTTATGCTGTAACTAGAACAGTTGGTAAATGCACCATTGTGGCACCTGCAAATGCCTGGTGGTGTCATACCTATACTGGAGTAGGAACAGTAGCTGGTAGAGAGCCACCTATTGGTCATGCACGCAAAGCAATTGCAACTACCCTATCCGTTTGGATTAATGGTAGGCGTGCATGTAGAGTAGGAGATCCTTTAGGGGATTTCACAACTGCATTCCCATGTAGGTCTCTTATTTCAGCGGGGTCACCAAACGTTATTATTGGAGTTTAAAATGGCAGCACGAAGAAAGTCCCTTTCTGGGGCAAACATGATTGAGGCATCGCCTAAAAAAAGTAGGCAAGGAAGAGGAAAGCATACGAAATATGCTTCAACTTCAAGGAATAACGCCAAGAAGCGTTATCGTGGTCAGGGTAATTGAATAAATAGATAGGATATATCTCATCGTGTAGATGGCATTAAAGGAACTAGGGGGAAAGGACTTTAAAAAGTCGCGATCTTTCTCCGACATTTTGATTTCTATGCAGAGGAATCCTTTTACGGATGATACCTCTGTTGTTAAAAATGATAATGCCATCAAACAAGCAGTTAAGAATTTAGTCCTTACGCAACCAGGTGAGAAACCTTTTCAACCGTTAGTCGGATCTAAAGTTTATAATCTCCTCTTTGAACCTCTAGATGCTTTCACAGCAGATAGTATCAAGGATGAGATCATAAATACCATTAATCAGTATGAACCTAGGGTAGAACTTACAACTGTAGATGTTACTGCTATTACTGAAGGTAACAAACTAAATGTTACTATTGAGTATAGGATTGTAGGGTTACCGATTGTTGAAACAATTTCATTTGTTTTACAGAGACCCGAATAATGCAACCAAATAATTTAACAGCTTTAGATTTTGAGGATATAAAATCTTCTATTAAATCGTATCTAAGAACAAGAACAGAGTTTTCGGATTACGACTTTGATGGTTCTGCCTTGTCATATCTTGTTGATATGTTGGCATACAATACTTACTATACTTCATTTAATGCAAATATGGCATTGAATGAAGTATTTTTGCAATCTTCTACAGTTAGAGATAATGTTGTTAATATATCAAAACTTTTAAATTATACCCCAAGGTCAATTTCAGCATCTAAGGCATGTTTGAAACTAAATTTAGCAACTTTACCTGTTAATGGAGTTTACCCTAGTTCTATCACATTAAAATCTGGGGCAGTTTGTACAGGGGGTAATTTTATTTGGAATATTCTTAATGATATTACTGTTGCAGTTAATACAACTACTGGTGCGGCAGAATTTGATAATGTCACAGTTTATGAGGGAAGTGTCCTTAATTTCACTTACGTTGTAAATACATTTGCCAGACAAGTATATACAATTCCTTCTCAGAATGTAGATATTGATACGCTTACTGTTAAAATTAAATCTAACGAATCTTCTACATCCTCAGATATTTACAGTAAAGTTGATATTGTTACTAACTTAACTGCGACTAGTAAATCATATTTTGTCTCCGAAGGCGAAGATATGAGATATGAAGTTAAATTCGGAGATGATAGTGTTGGTAGAGCAGTAAAAGATGGCGAAGTCATTGATCTTCAATATTTGACTACTTCGGGTGCAGAAGCAAATGAAGTTAGTAGGTTCTCATTTATCGGTAGATTTGTAGATTCCTTTGATGTTGCCTATGGTGGATCTGTTGCATCAGTAACAGTCAAGGAGAGATCGCAGCAAGGGTCTGCAGCAGAGACTATTGAGTCTATTAAGTATAATGCTCCTAGATTCTATGCATCGCAGTACAGGGCGGTTACAGCGCAAGATTATGCATTGATTACAAAAAATATATATTCTAATGCCGAAACTGTTGTTGCCTATGGTGGAGATTCTTTAAATCCTCCTATCTATGGAAAAGTATTCATTACAGTAAGAACAAAAACAGGTTCTACACTTAATGATATTACAAAAAAACAACTTTCTTCGGATTTGAGGAAGTATGCAATGGCTGCTATTGATCCAGTTATTGTTGACCCTGATAATATTTACATTTATACTAAAGTTTTTGCATTATATGATACTGGAAGTGGTTCAAATTCCTCTTCGATTAAAACAAATATCCAGAATGCTATAACTCAGTGGGCTAATCAGGTTAATATCAATAACTTTAACTCCACATTTAAAAGTCAGGATTATCAAAGAGCAATCGGTCTTTCAGATTCTGCAATTAGTGACGTTTCTGTTCAAACGACTCTTCTGAAGTATATTGAACCAACAACAAATCAAACAAACACATATTGCATTTCTACTGGAAGTGCTCTTTATAATAGTGCTCCTAGTCAAGATGCTGGTGATGGAACATGTAAGAAAGAACCTATTCTAATTTCAGGAACTTTCAGGACTTTTGATAGACCTGGTGTTGACCAACAGTTTGAGGATGATGGATTTGGAAATCTTAGAACATATTACAATAGTGGTACTAAGAAAGTTTATACGAATGATAATGCAGGAACTGTAAATTATGATACTGGTAAGGTTTGTTTTGGTCCTATCAATATTATCGGGGCAGGGGTAAATATTACTGCTACAAGCAATCTTAATATTACAGATTCTGTTACTGGAGCAGGATTGGTTATCGATCTAGACCAACTTCCAAATAATCTCCAAATACCAGTACTACTCATTCCAGCAAACAGTACAACCATCCCTGCTTCCACTCCTGGAACAATTATTAACATTATCAATCCCGAAGTTACTGTAGCACCAATTGGCACTACTCCTCCTACAACTATACCTCTAAATAGTTTGACGCCAAGTGTCTTCAATTCTACGCCAACTACGATTGAACTTACACCATTAGACAATAGCGGCTCCGTAAACACTTCTAGTTGTTTTTAAAAAATAGATGGATATCAATAAGGTTTCACACGTCTCCTCTTATCAAACTCCTCAGTTTATAGAGAGTGAGTATCCCCTATTCAATAAATTTATTGAATACTATTATCAGTCCCAAGAAAAGACTGGATTGGGTCAAAATATCATTAATAATTTTCTTCAATATCTTGATATTGATAAATTGGATATTGGTATTCTTGACGGTGTTACTAAAGTTGTTGATCCTGTTAATGTAACTGATACCACAATCACTGTTGAGACTGTAGACCCCTTTCTTGAGAAAAATGGTTCTATTCTAATTGGTGATGAAGTAATTTATTATGAAGAGACTGTATCTTCTCCAAATATTGCATTAACTCCTGGTATTTCTTATACTCAGGTTCAACTTAAGTGGGTTCTGCTTGCCAACAATATTAGTCTCTTTGACGGTGTACGAAGAGTCTTTCCCTTAGTTTCTCAAGATAATCCTATCGGACCTTCTTCACCACAACACATTATTGTTAAAGTTTATGGAAAAACTTTAACTCCAGTAGTAGATTACACTGTTAGTGGAACTAACATTGTTTATACAATTGCTCCTAGAACGGCGACAGCGGCTGATGATATTAGTACTACTAGTGTTACATACTTAAATGGTTTTAGTGAGAATACCATTGTACAAATTGATGATATTTCTAGTGCTTTTGGTGATAATAAAACTACTTTTGAACTGACTGTTAATAGTGAGAAGTATGAACCTATTGCAGATGAGTTTTTACTTGCTGTTTATGATGATAGACTACTTGTTCCTAAGGTAGATTATTTTATTGACGGATCTATCTTTATATTCAATGTAGCACCATTGAATGGTAGATCTCTGTCCTTATATTCCATTGAAGCACCTATTCCATCTTTTGGTTCTGGTGCCGTTGGATATTCCAGAGTAAATGATCTTGGAAATATTAGTTCTGTAATTCCAAGTACAAACGGTTTTGGGTATAGATTTGATTATCCTCCCAAGGTTAGTGTAAATTCTAGTGTAGGTTCTGGTGCTTCTGTAAAGACCCTAGTAGATGGAATCAAGTCAGTTTCATTACTTAGTGGTGGTGCTGGATATAGCGAAAGTAATCCCCCTACTGTAAAAGTACAATTTCCTACAAAAGAAGGATATGTAGAACCTACTTTAAAGGCAACAGTAACTAATGGTGCAGTTAGTGCTATTGACATCATTAGTTCGGGTAGTGGATATACATTTACTCCTAGAATCACTTTTGAACAACCTGGAGGCGCTGTGCTTGCTCCCCCAACCATTGTTGGAGGATCGGTTAGTGGTGCTATTACTATTACTAATGGTGGTCAAGGATATACTACTCCTCCTTTGGTATACATTGATGAACCCACTGGACTTGATGGTATTAAAGCATCATTTACAACTACCTTGACAGATGGTGAAATTACTGCTGTTAATATTTTAAATGCTGGTCAGGGTTATGAAACAGTCCCTAGAATTTCTGTTATTGATCCTGTTGGAGCACAAGTTCTTGAAACTGTAGTTGATGGAGATGGTAGAGTTATTTCTGTCGAACTTCTGTTTGGTGGCAGCGGTTACACAGACGTTCCATCTGTTTATATTGTAGATAATCGTCAGAATGATGTTGGTACTTATATTGGAGGAACGGGTGCTACTGCAGTAGCAGCAATCTTTAATGGACAAATCACTGATATTAACATTACTAACTTTGGTACTGGTTATAGTGCAGATAATCCTCCTCAAATTGTAATCCAAAAACCTGTTGATGCTAAAGCATCTGCAACAGTTGGTTTGCAGGAAATTACAGGTTTTTCTGTTCTTAAAGCAGGAAAGGAATATACTAAAGCACAATTCCTTGGTTGTGCCAGAGCTGCTTCGGGTATTACTGATTATACGCAAGATGGTAATGCAGTATTCTCTAACAGCACTACAGCAGCAGAGGCATCAACAGATACCTCTGTAAAGTGTCTGGATGCATTGTTTATTAAAAGACTACTCGATAAGTATACTGAGCAGTTCTTACCTGATGTTCCTACACTTGATTATAGTAAGATTGATGTTCGTACATCTATTAAGACTATTAAAGACTTCTATTCTGCAAAGGGTACATCTTTCAGTATTGCATATTTGTTTAAACTTCTTTATGGAGAAACTGTTACAGTTTCATATCCTAAAGATCAAATTATCAAACCATCTGCAGCAACCTGGTCTGTTGATACGGTTTTACGTGCAACATTAGTTAGTGGTCTTCCAGAAAATATTCAAGATGGTCTTCTTGAGCAAGTTGCTGATATTTCAGATCCAAATATTTTAGCAGCAACAGCATTGATTGAAAACTTTATTTCAATTCAAACTGCCCAAGATACAATATATGAACTAGCACTTTCAGAAGAAACAATTGAAGGCACATTTGTAGTTCCATACAAAACAAAACTTGCTGAACCTCTTAATACTACAGAAGGTATCATCACTGTTGACTCTACTATTGGATGGCCAGAAAGAAATGGTGAATTTGTAATTTCGTCAGGTGTTGGTTCTGAAGTTGTTCAGTACAAAGAAAAATCACTAAACCAGTTTATTGAGTGTACTCGTTCTGTTAATGGTGTTGTAGAAGATTGGGATTCTGCCACTCAGGTATCGTCTAATTTTAATGTATTCATTAATAGAGGAACTGCTCAAGAAGTAGTATTGAATATTGTTGGTATTGTTGATGCTCAACAAACAACACTCACCGATACAGGTTCTTATTACTTACCAGGAGATAAACTGTTAATCTCTAAACTGGGTGGTACTGGAACAGGTCCAGAACTCACAACTTGGTTGTATAATGTTAAAAAGTTGATTGAAGTTGAATCAATCGCTTTTGGTGGAATTAATAATCAATCTGCTACTGTAACTTGCAGCAATCCTCATGGTCTATTGGTCGGAGATCAAGTTACAATTTATGGTGCAAATCCAATCA